CTGGCGTTACCATGAAACTCTTTTATTCCTTCCAAATAACTTTCCAAATAACTACCAAGCCCATCGCTATCCGCAACAACATTTGACCGTCCAATATGGTCCTGTTCCATCATTTTGCGTAAATCTGTTTCTATCTCCTTTCCAGTAGACTTTGCTTTATCAACACGGATAGTACAAACCATTCCATCCCATGAACCGGCAATAAACTTATCGCGGCCCTGCATTGCGAGATCGGCACTACCAAACTTTTCGCCTGTTCCTTTCACATGATCGTTACGGAAAACGTCCACAATAGCATCGTAATTACATAAAACACTAGGATCATCATCATATTCCCAATTCCCATATAACAAACGCTCTTTGCTGACTTTGTCGAGTTGCAATAAGTTTTCCCGGTAATGCTTTGAAATATCGGGATTATCGCCAAGTAAAGCTTGAACGAACTTTTTATTGGTAGAAAGTAAATTTGTTTTGAAAGGAGAATAGAAGTCTGTATAAACCCAATTCTTTGCAGGGTTGCATGTTCCAAGCATTTTAGGTACCAACTCGTATTCATCAAGCTTATAACGAATACGGCTTTTTAATATACTCCATGCTTTTTTTGTGATCTGATTACACTCATCAATGAACGCGCCTGTAATTTCCAGGGAACCTAGTTCATCAAAGTTCGGATCGGATGGGTAAAGTTCCAAATCTTTAAGTAAAATTTCAGAGCCATTTTGAAAAGAAATTGTACTTTTTTGACCGTTATATTTAAAATTCTTTATGCCCTGAATTTGCAAAACCTGAAACATACTGTTAAGAGTCGTTTCCCGCAATGTCTTACCAACAGCCCTACCCATAACCCATCTGGTTCCAGGATATTTTAAGCACATTTTCAATAACCAATAGCAACCAAGAATACTTTTACCACCACCGGCACCTCCCCCAAAAATAAGTTCCGTTGTGATTTTATCCTCTAAGAGATCAAGAGCGATTGTTTGTTTTTTGTTTAGCCTCATAAGTTTTGGTTTCATTCCAAACCACATTACCGCTAACATTAGCCTCGATTTCTGATCGCTCAATATAACCCCTTCGCTTGCCGATTGTTTTTAAATAAAATATAATCGCAGTTGTGTCTCCTTGATCAATATTTTTATGTAACTGACTTTCGACATGATCAATACAGAAATCAACCATGTTATCTACAGCATCAGCAAAATCCTTATCGTCCTTTTTCCATTGGTAAAATTGAGTGCGCCCTATATCTACAGCCGAACAGGCGATTGATACGTTTCCCTTATTTTCATAAAGAGCCCGTATCATCGCCTTTTTTAATTGTTCGATTTTGTTTGATGTTTTTACCTTTGACATAAATGATTCAAGTTAAATTAAGAACCACTTGAACTGCCACGGCCGCCACCTCGGCTGCTTGCACTTGCCTTAGATGAAGATTTCTTTTTTGAACTGCCAGCTTTTGAGCGAGCAGTTGTTTTTGCTTTAGCTTTTGCCATTACTTAAATTTTAAGGTTAAAAAATACTTAATGTAAAAGTAAGTAATTGCAATGTTGTTGCAAATAATATTTTAATAAGAAAATCCATTGAATTTTTTCGGGGGTGACATTTCTTTTTTTTGAATGTCAATATTTAGAGTTTTTGCTAAATCTAAACCATTTATATACTGACCGGCGGATTCATCTTTTATACCCGCTTTGGTAAGAAATTCTTTTTTTTGTTCTTCATCTTGAAAATAAACAGCAAACCAAAAACGCGTGTTATTAACAACCTCCTGCCTATCTTTTTGTTTTTGAGCATCATTTGATAATTGAAAGGCTGATTTTAGTGCATCTATTTCAGCGTTTGTATCTTGCTCTAATGTGCCATTTGATGGATAGCTGACTGTTGGCACTGATTTTGTTATGTCAGATGGAGTGCCTTGTTTAGGAGTTGGGATGTGTATTTTATCAAATTTGTTCATAACGTAAAATTTCAAGGTCAATTAATGGGTAAATTTCTTTTAACCTATTGTAGTCATCGGGGAACTTATCCCGCAAAGGTTTGATATACGAATATGTCAGTCCATCGAAAGAGCGGCCAAACATTTCATAATCTACTGGTAATTTTATATTATTCTGCTTTAAAACAGTTCGTATTTTTTCGTTTGTCCAATCAAATATTGGAAAGAATGATTGTTTTTTTACTGAAAGCGGCCCATTACGACCAATACTCATCCTTCGCATTGGTCCGTCAAATATGCGAACACCTAAAGCAATCCAAGCATTTTGGCAATCTAAATCTATCCTAAGATCGTTATAGTAATCTTCGTATTTGTGATTTGGTAAATCAATCTGGGCAATTATATCACTGTTACTGGGTGACTGAAAGATATAATCGTTTATCATTCGATACATTCCTACATGCGGGATCTTTATTATTTTCCTGCCAAATTTCTGCTCAAAATAATCTATAGATTCATTTATAAATTTTAAATCTGGATGAAAATATTGATAAACTAAGTGAATGTTTTTAAAATAATCGTTTAGTTGATAATAGGATGCAATTGCATCCTTGCCCATTGAAAACATTAAAATAACATCTTCGCCGGATAACGCTTTTATCCTTTCGCATAAATTATTAGACGTTTCCATTTTCTATATTTTTATCTTCAAATTCCATATAAGCTCTGTACCATCTCCAGGCTCTTTTAAGCAATGGTTTTACCTGCACTTCTAGATCACTTATAAAATCTGTTGTGAAAAAATGAAAGGCTGATAAAGTCCATTCTTCTATCTCTTTATCGCTGTTTTCAAATTGAAAGTGATCGTACACCTGATCGATCTTAACGTAACCTTCAGTACATCGGATGATAGCTATTGGATTTTGCAGGTGAATTATGAAGAGCCCCGACCTTTCAGGGTGATATGGGCTTTCTGCTAAAATAAATTTATCCATGATTTTTGTTTAACAAACGAGTAGAACAGACAGACTCTTACTTAATCATATACATTGTGCTATCACCCATGAATAAAGTATCTAAGTATCTTGTTGAATAATCGTAACCGTGAACTTTATCGCTCTTGCCTATCCATGCAGAGCATAAAGAGATAGATAATGCTTTTGTCATGTCTTCAATAGTCACCTCGTTAAGTTGGCTCAATCTCTCAAAGTATTCGTCCTCAACAATTACTTTTACTTCGTCAAATGATAGGTCTTTAAGCTCGATTAAGTAAGCGATTGCTTCGTCATCAGATGACTTGCTACCACAATATTCATAATCAATGCGATATTTACCTTGTTGAAGATAATTGAAGATTGCTTTTGAAAGTTGTGTCTTGTTTGGTGTTATTTTCATTTTTCTGATCGCCTTTTAATTTCTATTGTCGCAGTTGCGGATCTGCTCTTTAATTTATTTTGATGAATCAAAGATAATCATTTTTTTGACACAAAACACCTTTTTTGATGTTTATTTTTGCAACATT